TCCTTACTCTTCTTCGGCTACGGGTGCAGCGCCAGGGGTGAGTCGAATGCGCAGAGCGACAGGCTCGCCATCGGCGGCTGTTTCGTCGAACTCGCAACCAGCCAGCGGCAGCAGGCCAGCAGCGGACGCGCCGTGATACTTGCGGGTGGCGGGGTCGTAGAACACGTCAGCGCCCTCGGTCACATCGTCACCGGCCAGAACGAACACAGTGCCCATGTCAGCGATGCCGAACAGATCACCTTCGCGGAAGGTGGCGGCGCCATCAACTGTCGGGGTGCCATCCATGTCCACGGTGCGAAGGGCGATGCCTGCGAAACGACCGCCATCAGCCAGCGGGACATAGACCATTTCGCCCGTGCCTTTCATTACGGGAACAGCAGAAGCGAACTCAGCACCAGCGAAACCAGTCCGGGCGTTGTCCTCTTCCATGTTGGCCCAAGTGCCCACGATACCTCGCGGCATGGTTGTTGCGTTAGGAATTAGAGCCATGACTTAGGCCTCCTTCTTGGTTTGACGAGTCAAGCGCGCAACGTAGCCGGCCTGTGCGTCGTTAATGGGGTCGGTATCACTGATGCCAGTGTTGAAGGCATCGCGCACCGGATCAACCTTGGCATCTTTGGCAAGAGCCTTGAACATGCCATTAATCTCGGCCTCACTGGAATCTGCGACAAACTCGTCACCCAGCTTGGCAGAAACAGCCGCCTTGCGGAGTTCGGCATCGGTCTTTCCGGTAGGGTCGATCTTGGCGTCAAGCGCCCTGACCTTAGCTACCAGCTCGGAGCGGGCAGCAACCAGCGCGTCAACGTCGATCACGGCAGCGTCTTTAGCGGCTTTCAGATCCGCTTTCAGAGTTCCGATTTCTTCGTCTTTGGCGTCGATAGCGGCCTTGTGTTCAGCCTTGGCATCAGCGAGCGCCTTAGCTGAATCTGCCTTGAACTGCTCAACGGCAGCCACATCAGTTACGGATACCTGGACGGCAGAATCACCCAGGACAACCGTTTTCATGGAGTCGGACATATGTCCTCCTTTGTTGACGGTGGTGGGCGTAGCGCCCGGTTGGTTATCAGCAACTGGGGTTGCGCCCCATGAATCGCCAATACGTGCTTGATGCCCGGCCCGTCCGGCAGGGACCAAGGCAAGATGGTTAAACGAGATATTAGTCATATCAAAATCAGCAATGGCCTTGTCTTTTGCCACAACCAAGTCGGCTTCATAGCCCATGCTGATTTCTTTGTGAGTTGTGCGCGCAGCCTGAATACCATTGGAGTCTTTAATCATAGGGTTAACAACAACCCACTCGCCGTCACGCGCGTATGCATCGCCCACATCGCCAACGGCGTACTTAGCCCAATTCTCTGCCGTGACCTGCTCTGGGGAGTGGTCAACGGTTACCGGAACGCGGGTCAAGGTATTCAGAGACCTGGCTGCGAACACCTCTGACTCCGGGCGGTTGACGCGCACGATATCGTTGGGCCGAAACCCCGCCTTGGTGGCGATATCGCCCAGCTCGTGGGCCAAGTAATTCTGGACCCCTGTGCGGGCTACGCGGGCGGTGGCAACTAGATAACCCTCTTTGGTTTCTTTGATGCCGCCGATGTTTGCCTTGTCTGTAAATCTCATGGGTAAATATCTCCTAGCTCACCTTCTTCCTCTGCCTGCCTGCCACAGTCCTTGACGTACCCCTCAAGCCCCGGCAGAGCCCCAGATTCGGTCAGAGCATTAACCATTGCAGCACTAAGCGCATCCAGCGGTATCACGCTGCCACCATCGTTCCCGGCGAGAGAGCGGGCGGCAGTTGCGTATTTGCTGAATATGTCGGCATTCTCAGCCTCGGTTTTCTGTCGCATCGGTGCCCATTCATAATACACCTCGGCAGGCCTATCTCCTAGCGCCTGAGTGATCAGGCAGTCATCCAGCAGAGATATGGCAGAGGCAATATCATCAGTCTGCACATCCTCCACGCGGTCGTAGTAAACGCGCTCATCACCGTCCCCGCCACCAGACAATCCAGCTGCGGCTCGGCCAAAAAGGCGCGTAACTGGAATGCCAGCAGCACCAGAGGCCCAGTCGAAGAAGCGGCCAAGCAAAGCTTCCAGCCCCGCGAAGTTTGCTCCCTTCCTCTCGTAACTATCCTCGGCGTCTGTCATCAGCATTCCGTTGATGGCCTTCATTGCCGCCTGTAGCCGTGCGCGCCGTAAAATTAAGTCGTCCTGATTGTTCTCCAGCATCTGGGCATAGCCCTGCACTCTCATAACGTCGACGTTCGCTTCGTACATCAGAGAGGATATGTTAGCAACAGCGCTGTCTGCGCTCTTGACCGCCTCCATCCGCTTTTGCAGGACTGAATCGCCCCACATGCTTGATCCAGCCTGACCGGCGTACAGGGCGCCCGGAACCTGAGCGCCCGGGAATATAGCAAACCGGCTAGCGTGAATGTCAATGGGTCTGGAATCGCCTGTTGCGCCACCGAACAACGTGTAAAATTCAGAGCGCCCGAAATACTCGCTGTCGATGTCTTTGACGATCTCTTTTGGGGTTATCTGGTCCTTGCTCAGAACGACCAGAGACCGCACTTCTTCGCCAGGGGTCAGCGGCGCCCTGGGATCAGCCGAGCCGGTATTGATATAGATGGCAGATCCGCCCAACAAGCGGGATGTGATAAGCGCGGCCTGTACTTTGGTCTTGAGCCCTAAGCGTTTCTCTACGGCCTCAATCTTGGTAATCTGGTCAGCCTCGGCCCTCCAGTTGCGCCATTTTCGGGTCGCATCTTCAGCCGGGTAATCGACAATAGCGGCAGCAAGCCAGCTTGTACGATAGGCATTTACAAGATCGGCCGAATCCAGAATATCGGGGGTGTAGGTGGTGTGGGATGCCTTATCTCTGGGGGTGCCCAGGTTGGCCACCACGTTTGACAAGCCATCAGCCAGCCAAGTGCCGTTCGAATCACACCTCACTCGGGGCTTTTCGGTCATGCGAATCCGCTCCAGCTGTATCTGTCTCGTCGCATTATTGGCTCCAAAGCATATCTCAGGGCGTCAATCAAATGGTTGTCAGCGTCCACTATATCACTTAGCACGTCACCAGACAATCGGTCAACCTTATAGCTGTACAATCGGAACTCTTCAAGCGTTTTTGTGCAGCGTGGGTGAATGATGACTTCACGAAATGACCGGATAAACTGGATACCGTCCTCTACGCTTCCCTTGCCTTTCTTAACGCCCTCAATGCGTGATAAACCGTTACGCTTAACGTAGCTGATAGTCTCTGGCCGCGCATTGTCTGCACGTACTGTGTGCTTTTCGATGCCGGGTATTGCTTTGATAAGCGCTTGCGCTGTTTCGTCCAACTCTAGACCCACCTTGGCATACTCGTAATCGATCATCAGCTTGTCGTCATTCACCCAAGCGCGAACGCCTGCCGTAGGATCCTGAGAGAAGCCCCAGTCTATCCCAAAATATGGCCCATCCCATCCTTTCTTTGGTGCCTCAAACTCCTCTATCCGGTACTTGCCATTGAATACCTGAGCGTCTGAGTTTTCGAGATATGCGCCCTCCCAGACGTGCGCGTAGGTTGCGGGGTCCAAGCGCTCTTGCTCGCGCCTTCTAAGCGCCTCAAGACCTTCCGGGAAATAGGGGTTATGGTTCCAGTTGACTTCAGCAATCAGGGCGTTAGAGGGCGGGTTCTTGCGGAATCTCTTATCTACCGGACTGCCATCGGTGCGAGGATTCCATATCGCTATCAACTCGCTATTGGGCTGCCTGAATACCGTAGCCTCCAGATCCAACCATGATTGCTCGGGGACAGTTTCGGCCTCTTCGACAATGGTTAGATCAATCTTGGCCAGCGACTTAATGGCCTGAGAGTTGTGACGCAGCCCACGAAATATAAACTCGGTCCCGTTCTTGCCCTTCAGATAATCCACCCCCACATCGTAATGGGCTTCTAGCCAAGGGTGGGCAGCAATCGCGGCTTTGATCTCTGCGTGGAATGATTCTTTAATGCTGGCCTGAAACTCTCGAGTACACAGGATACGCAACGGCTGCGCGTAACCCCAGACGGCAGCCATCAGCGCAACGGAGAATGACTTGCCAGAGCCTCGACCGCCGAACAGCGCCCTATAACGAGTACTGCCAAGCGGTGGCGATAGAATGGGGACCAGTTTAGGAGGTAGCTTGATCTTCGCTATGGTCATCTGACGTAGCGGCCTCGATGACAATGCGGGTGGGGCTCATTGACCCGTCCGGTGAGGTGTGGGCGATGTCCTGCTTATCAACCCAGCCAAAGTTCTTGAGGGCAAAAATTGCCCCGGTCGGCTTATCCCCGCATAACCTCATTTCGTAGTGCCACTCGACCAGGGCCTTGGCTCTTTTTACAGAGTCAGAAAATCCATCGTATTTCAGGTACTCATCGATGCTTTGGCGGGAGGAGAACCCCAGGAATAATGCAAGCCCAGTCCATGTTACCGGCTCCTTTTGCTCATCGCAGTACCAACGGTATTCTTCGACCTTAGCGTCGAACTCCTCCGGTGTTGCGTAAAGTCTGGGTCTGCCAACGGGGTTTGCCATGAATATCTCAGGGTTAGTGTGCCATGCCGCCAGTATACCCCAAAAAAAAGCCCACGCAAGGTGGGCAAGAGGTCAGAGAGTGCTTCCATGCGCCTGCTAATCCGCGCAGGTTGCGGTGAATGTGAACCCCCTTAGCCTACCACAAATCAGTACCACGGAATATCAGGCGCCCTCAGGTCCACCGCATCGTTCGGTGAATACTCGCGGGCTGGGCCATCGATCATGCCGAGAAGCCGCTCATGCCAGGGGTTTTTAGGCTGTGGTGGCTGTGGCGGGGCGTCGTTCTGGGGCGAGACCCACTCAATCGGGTCATGCATCGCCGGCACGCTGTCAACTACTTTCCTTCTCATGCTGCCCCCAAAATCCAATTAACCAACGGCTCCGCGCACAGCATGATAATAATTGCTGTTATCAGCCACCCGGTTCCGCCCTGTTTCTCTTGCTGCTCATGCCGCGCTTTAGCGGCCTTGCGCTGGTCGATCATGATCATGATAAAGCCCTCGCCCGATTAGCCGCAATCATGGTTTTCCTAGTCAGCCTCTCCCGGCTCGGCCCTAACTGCCCGCACAGTGCCAGGGCGCGGTTGGCAGCCTCAATCCGCGCCTCGCGCCCCTGGTGGTACGCCAGAACTCGGTTAGCGGCTCTGACCTGCTGCCGCGCTCGGTTCAGGTCTTCGCCCACGTCTCTCAGCCATTGGGTGCCGTGGTAGATGGCCGGCCTTGGGTGCTGGGGGGTGGTCTTTATGGTTAGCATGATCTTTTGTCCTTTGGTTGTTTTCCGCCCCGTAGGGCGGGGTGGTGTTAAGCGTTGCCGCGGATCAAGTTATAAACCGCTTTGCACATGGGCTCTGGGTTGGTCAGCGCTCTTGTAGCCATCGCGCGAACCTCTCGGCGGTTGCGCTCAACGTATGCTTTGGTCAGGTCGCCGGCCACATCTGCGCGGATCGCTTCGGCGGCCTCTTGCGCTGAGCCGAAGTCTTTAGCCAGGCTGTTGGCTATAGATTTCGCGGCGCTCAAAATGAACTCTTCGCTCAGTCCGGTTTCTTTTGCTAGCTTTGCTTCTGGGCTCATAACCTTTCTCCGTTTTGTTTTGTCTTCCGATCTCTCGGCCGTGATTACAGTATAGGGATTTTATACTGTTGTGTCTAATATCGTTTTGTTATGAATAAGTGAAATCTTAGAACTAAGCGATTCGCCAGATTCTTACCATACAAAAAGTCTCGGGAAGTATTTTTTTATTGATTTAGGCAAGCCAATAGCTTGGCGATATATTCTCAATTAACGCTTAGTAACGCTTAGTAAATGAGAAACTATCCCATCTCGTCTGTAACTCTTTGTTTTTATTATTATATATATAAGGCTTAGTAATATAGTAGGGATAGTCTAAGAGCCTCCTAAAGGCACACCAATCCATCCCAAACAGTCTTTAGGGTTTCGAACTATCCGTACTAAGCGTTGCTCTGGGCCGCATGAATGCTGGACTTTGCTTAGTAAATTAGCCAGCTAAGCGTTAACTATCCGTACTAAGCGTTAGGCGTAACTTATTGTTTTCCCGCCCTTTTCATCGAAACTACACCGACCTTGAGGCCGTGTCAACAGGCATCTTTGGCCCGCCTTGCTGTTGCTTTTAATGGCATAGCGCTATATTCTGCGTCACTGTCCAAACAACTTAATAGGTATATTGCATGAAAACGATTGAGCAAGTACGCGCACTTCTGCAAGATTGCAGCCCCTCCAAGGTTGCCACCGCTACCGGTGTGCACCCAAATACTATCCGCAATATTCGCGATAACCCGGACGCCAACCCAACCCTTAAAGTGCTCAGAGCCATATCGGACCATTTCGAATCTCGCGGGGTGTAGGCCATGAGTGACGAATACCGCGACTTCTGGGAGTCCGGCTATAAAGTATTCGGGATTTACGGAGCTCACGATGGTGTGTGCGGCTGCGGCGACCCCGAATGCCCGGCACTTTTCAAGCACCCGATAGCTAGCAACTGGCAGTACACGCCCGTTTGGTCGGAGGACCAACTGGAAACCATGGAGGAAATGGGCCAATTTTCTACTGGTTATGGCGTATTGGTGGAAGGGCTCCTGGTCATAGATGTGGACGAGCGCAACGGCGGCGCGGATTCGTTCGAGCGGCTGGCCGAAGATGTTCCCGAGATAGCTGGCGCTGGACTTGTAGTGCGAACCGGCAGCGGTGGCGCGTCGCGGCATTTGTACTTTTCCTTGCCTGAGCCGGTGCCATTGGTGCAAAACCTCGACCGCTACCCAGGCATTGACTTTAAAAGCACGGGCTATGTTGTCGGCCCTGGGTCACAACACGCCAGTGGGAACACTTACGAGCGGCTAATGGGCGGTCCCGACGATATAGGGCCGGCTCCCGCCCCGCTGGTTGAGGCGCTGAAAAAGCCAGAGCGGCACCGCGCCACGGCGGGGACCGCCACCGTTGATGTGTCCGACGCCGATATAGCGGATATGCTCGACTACATCCCCAACACCGCTGATACGGACTATGAGAAGTGGATACGCATTGGCATGGCTATCCACCTGGTTACCAGTGGCGAAGGGTACGAGCTGTGGGAGCAATGGAGCGCGAAAGGACCCAAGCATGATGCGCGTAATATGGACAAGAAGTGGCACAGCTTCGGCAAAAGTGCCAACCCGGTTACTTTCGGCACCTTGGCCCATTACGCGGAAGAGGCGGGGTGGGTGGCGCCGGTAGAGTTCACCGATGACACGCATTTTGAGCTACCAGCCGCGCAAGATCAGGAGCCGGAACGCGCGCTGGCCACGAACGGCGTAGACCTCCTGCGTCCGCCGGGTTTTGTGGGCGTTCTGACCCAGTGGATAAATGACCGAAGCCGGTACCCGCGCGAGTCGCTGGCAGTGGCGGCGGCGTTGTCGGTGGTGTCTAGTGCGGCGGGGATGCGCTATCAGGACCCGCTAGACGGCATAACGCCCAACGTCTTCCTGTTTGGCGTGGCCGGGTCGGCCACAGGGAAGGAGGCGATACTAAAAAGCGCCACGGCGTTGCTGAGAGCCGCAGGCGTGGCGCCCGCCGTGCACGGCATGTTCAAGTCCGAGCAGGAGATTTACCGCAACTTGGTGCGGCACCAGCTAGCCGCCTACTTTGTGGATGAGCTGGGAGAGCACCTGGCCAAAATCCAGAATGCCCGCAGCAAAGGGAGCGCGGCGTACTTGGAGGGGATCATTGGGGCGCTGCTGTCCATCTACTCAAAAGCCAGTAGTTTTGCGCTGATAACTGGGGACCTGAAGGAAGAGGTGCGCAAGGCGCTAGTAGCCGAATACGCAAGCGTAAAGAAGCGTATCGAGGAAAACGAGGCGCGGGACCGTGACCACATACGAGCTGAGAACCTGGAGCGCCAGCTGGGCAATTTAGATAACGGCCTAGAGCGGCCCTACCTGAACATCTTCGGATTGACCACGCCCGAGCGTTTCAACGATCTAATGGACTTCGATATGGCCGCCAATGGCTTCCTGGGTCGATCGCTGCTGTTCATAGAGCGAGACGATAACCCAAAGTCCAAGCCGCGTGAAAAAATAAAAACAGGCGATGTGCCAGACAGTATAGCCGCCACTTTGCAACAACTCTATGCCCCCGGCTATTCAGAGGTTCCCGAGCGCGTGGAGCGCATCGGAGATACCGTTGACATTCCTACCAGGCCCGACGCTGAGACAATGCTGGACCAGGTCGAGAGGCACTTTCACGGAATAGCCGAGCAGGCAAAAGACAGTACCGGGCTTACGGCTATTCCCCGGCGTGGATACGAACAGGTAGCCAAAGTTTCCATGCTGCTAGCAATACCAGAAGGCCTGCGAACCGTGGAGCATGTGAAGTGGGCGTTTGCGTTAGTGAAACGAGACATTGATGAAAAAATGAAACTAGCCCACGCGAACAGTGCTGACGATAAAGCCCAGGCGCTAGCCAGCCGGGTAATGGGGTATGTCACTGGCGAGCACGGGGAAACCATCGGGCGCATTCGCAACAAGTGCCGGGGCTACCGAAAGGAAGACGTTGACGAGGTGGTGCGGCGGCTGGTGGATGCTGGCCACCTCAAAGAATACGAAGTAAGCAGCGGGCGCGGGAGAAGCACAAAAAAATATTTCGCTGTCACCTGTTGACAAAATAATATACAGGCGCCACAATGCAATGAGTCGCGACTTGAGGCGGCTTAACCAAACCCAATGTGGAGACAAAGTGTATGAGTATCCTGTCTTTGGCTAAAAAGCCAGAAAACAGGCCGGTGATCTGCACCCTAACCGGCGACGCCGGGGTGGGTAAGACACGGCTTGCAGCAACCTTCCCCAAACCTGTTTTTGTCCGCTCTGAGGATGGCATGCAGTCCATCCCCGAGGGTGATCGGCCTGACGCCTTGCCGGTTATTGCCAAGGTTGAGGAGCTTTGGCAGCAGCTAACCGCCCTCGTGCAAGAAGAACACCAGTACCAAACCGCTGTTATTGACTCGGTGACCGCTCTGGAGCGTATGTTCATTCAATACGTTATTGATAATGACCCCAAGAAGCCGCGCAGCATTAATCAGGCTTTGGGCGGCTATGGTGCCGGCCTAAACGCCGTTGCGGCTATGCACCAGCGGGTGCGTAAGGCGGCGGGGCTCATGAATTCGCGGGGTATGCATGTGGTTTTTATTGCCCACGCGGACACCGTGACTGTTGAGCCGCCGGACCAAGACCCGTACACCCGGTACGACCTACGTCTTGGGAAAAAATCCGTAGCGCCCTATGTGGATGATGTGGATCTGGTGGGATACCTGAAGCTGGAAACCCACACCATGGGCGACGGTGAGCGCAAAAAAGCCATAAGTGACGGTACGCGCTTGTTAACCACTTATACCACGGCGGCGAACGTAAGCAAAAACCGCTATGGCATTACCGAAGACTTGCCCGTTCCAGAGGGCGAGAACCCACTAACCCAATTCATACCAACCCTGGGAGCATAAGCCATGAGTTTTTGGGACATTCCATCCGATGAAATGCCGACTGACGGCAATTTTGAAACCGGCGGTGGGGATATTGAGCCGATACCCGCCAAAACCAAAGTGCTGGCAGCGCCCGACGAAGCCAAGTGGGACGAATACCAGGGTGACCGGTATATCAGCCTGCGGTGGGCTGTCATGCAGCCTGCCGAGTACAAAAACCGAAAGATCTTCCATAAGCTCCGCGTTATGGATTCTGACCCCAAAAAGGCACAGAAGGCGAAGCGTATGCTGGCGGCCATCGACCACAACGCCGGGGGCAAGCTGGTGGCGAGCGGGAAGGAGCCAGATGACCGGCTGTTGACCACTTGCCTGGTGAACAAGCCAATGGTGCTGTCGTTGCAGGTTTGGGAGCTCGAAACCGACGATGGGAGCATGAAACGGGGGAACTGGGTTAGTGCTGTAGGGCCTCGCAACAGGGCGCCGGCGAAGGCGGCTGAGCCAGCTCCGCAAGCCCCGCAACAACCCCAGGTGTCGCAAGGTGGCGGGGATGTGTATGACGACGATATTCCCTTTGCCCCTTGCGGAAAGGGGTTTATGTCAAGTCTCTTATAAACCCAACGGGGCGCCCTTGTGGCGCCCGCTATCCCGGAGTAACTCATGGAACAACGAAGCAAAGAATGGTTCGCTGCACGCCGCGGAAAACTGACCGGCTCAAACGTAGGCGCTGCCCTTGGCCTTAACCCCTGGAAAACCCCGCAAGACCTGATCCGGCAAATGGTGCGCGAGTATCACGGCGCCGAACCCGAGTTTCGAGGGCACGCAGCCACAGAGTGGGGCAGCTTCAACGAGGACGGCGCCCAAGCCGAGTACACCATGGAGACCGGGCGCGCCGTTCAAGAAACCGGGTTCCATGTGCATGAGGGGCTAGATTGGCTGGGAGCAAGCCCGGATGGCCTGGTGGGGAGGGACGGGATAATCGAGATAAAGTGTCCCTTTGGACAACGCGACAAGAATCCGCCCAAGTTCAAGACAGCAGAAGAGCAGCCGCACTACTACGCCCAAATTCAAATCGAGATGGCGTGTACCGGGCGGGAGTGGTGCGACTTTTACCAGTGGGCACCGCATGGAAGTGAGCTGGAAACCGTGCACCGCGACGAGGCATGGCTATCTTGGGCGCTTCCGTTGCTGCACGACTTCTACAAGCGCTACCTAGAAGAACTGGACAACCCCGACCACCTGAAACCCAGGCGCGTTACCGTAAACACCAACAAAGCCGCAATGCTGCTAGAAGAGTACGACGAACTGACCGACGCCATGGATCGGGCAAAAAACCGAAAGGCTGAGGTATTGGCAGAGCTGGTACAAATGGCCGGTGAAAAGGACTCGGAAATTTGCGGTCGAAAGCTGACTCAGGTTGAGCGAGCAGGCTCCGTATCGTACGCCAAAGCGCTCAAAAAGTACGCGCCAGACGCGGACCTTGAGCCGTTCCGAGGCAAGCCTACAACGTACTGGAAACTGTCGTAGCCATGACCCTGCGCCCCTACCAAAAAGAATGCCATGACGCGGCTATCGAATGGATAAGGAAATCTATCGACCCGTGTTTGATTGAGGCTGCCACCGGCTCGGGGAAGAGCCACATTATTGCGGCTATAGCGGCAACGATGCATAAGATGAGCGGCGGCAAGCACATACTTTGCCTGGCACCTAATGCAGACTTGGTGCACCAAAACCGCGACAAGTACCTGGCCACTGGCAATCCGGCCTCTGTGTTCAGCTCAAGCGCTGGCGGGCGGTGCCTCAGGCACCCGGTGGTATTTGGCACCCCTGGAACCGTTGTGCGCAGCATTAAGGCTTTCGGCTCGCGTTTTTGCGCCGTGGTTGTGGATGAAGCCCACGGTATAACGCCCACTCTTATGCGCATCATATCCACCATGAGGGAACAAAACCCTAATCTGCGCGTGATTGGGCTTAGCGCCACGCCTTACCGCCTGGGCGAGGGCTACGTCTACGCCATGGACCAGCACGGGCAGCCGATGGGAGAACAGTGCTGCAAGGACCCATATTTTACGGCGAAAGTGTGCGAGGTGCCGGCGCACTTACTCATAGAGCAGGGGTACTTGACACGCCCTAAGATCGGGGCAATTAACAGCGGTCATTATGAGACCTTGGGGATGCAACCCAACCGCGCCGGTAAGTTTTCCAGCGCCGACGTAGACCAGGCATACCATGGCCATGGCCGCCTAACATCCGCCATTGTCGCCGATGTGGTGGCGCAGAGCCGGGGACGAAAAGGGGTAATGCTGTTCGCCGCCACGGTGCAGCATGCCGAAGAGATCATGGCCAGCCTCCCGCCTGGGCTTAGCCGGATGATTGGGGGCAAGATAAATACCGGAAAGGGCCCCAGAAAAAAGCTGGTAGCAGACTTTAAGGCCCAAAAATTCAAGTACCTGGTATCCGTGCAGACCATGACCACCGGCGTGGACTTTACCCATGTTGACGTTATCGCCATATTGAAAGCTACCGAGTCCGTGGCGTTGCTGCAACAAATTATTGGGCGCGGGCTACGCATCCATGAGGGCAAAGATGATGTGCTAATACTGGACTACGCCGAGAATCTGGAGCGCCACTGCCCGGATGGGGACATTTTTAACCCAGAGATACGTGCGCAACTCAAAGGCACGGGAGGCGGCATTGTTGAAGCCGAGTGCCCGGAATGCGGATGCGTGAACAAATTTTCTGCGAGGCGCAATGAAGATAACCTGGAAATAGACAAGTACGGGTATTTTGTGGACCTTGCCGGTAACCGGATCGAGACCCCGCAAGGCGATATGCCCGCGCACTACGGGCGCCGGTGCCAGGGTCTGGTGAAAAACGGCCCGGTGTTCGACCAATGCCAAGCTCGATGGACGCTGAAACTCTGCCCCGCCTGCGATGCCGAGAACGATATAGCGGCCCGGTACTGCGGGGAGTGCCGGCATGAGCTGGTGGACCCCAACGACAAACTGAAGGCGGACTTCAAACGTTACAAGCGGGACCCTTATCAGATCCAGACAGACGTCGTTATAAATAGGGAGGAAAAGCCTACGCTGGCGCGTAGCGGCAAAGAATGCTTGATGGTGACCTACACCACTGCATACCGGAGTTTTACCGTGTGGCTTCACCCGTGGGCAGAAAGAGGGCGCTTTAAAGCTGAGCACCTCCAATACACCGCCGCAAGGGATGCCGCCGGAGGCATAAGGACAGTGACCTACAGCAAAGACAAGGATAGCGGATTTTACCGTGTGTATGACTACAACCGACCAGAGGATAAAGAGCCGGAATGAAGATACCTGAATGGTTGCCCTGCTACGGGGACCCAGGCTGGCGCGGCCCATGCCCAAAAGAAGGGGCCGAGCAGTTGACTTTTTTTACTGAATTGCGCAAGCGATATCCGGACACGCTTGGGGTTATAGCGCTACACCCAAAGAACGAAGGAAAGAGGCGCGGGGCACAATTCCAGCAACTCAACATGGACAAGGCAAAAGGCATGGCGGACGGGGCTTCGGATATCGTGATACCGGGCTGTCCCACTTTTGTGTGCGAGCTGAAAAGACGGGACCGCACGCAGTGCAAGTGGGAGCCAGGGCAGCTACCGTACTTGAAGGCAGCCCAAAAGTGCGGGGCGTTTGTGTGTGTAGCTTTGGGGTGGGAAGCCGCTATGCAGGCCGTGGAGTCTTGGCTAGGTGAATAACGAAAAACGCCCAAGACAATACGCCGCTGAAATACTAGCCGTGCCCACGCTTGAAGGCCGGCGAAAAGCATTGGATGCGGTGCCAGAGAAATACCGGGAATGGGTTAAACACTACTTGCGTCTCTGGTGGCGCACAACAAAAGAGGAAAGACGATGATAAAAGTTAAAAAAGTAACCGACCAAGACATACTCCCGCCAGCGCAATCAAAGCCGGGAGATGCAGGTTATGACCTGCGATCTGCGTTCGGCTGGGAGATATTGCCAGGCCAACAGCTCGCAATCCCTACCGGCTATGCATGGCAGGTTCCCCTCGGATGGGTTGGGCTTATTCGGCCTCGCTCCGGCCTAGCCTCAAAACACCGCATCGACGTTAGAGCGGGAGTCATTGATTCGTCATACCGGGGGGAGGTGAAGGTTGTTCTGGTCAACGAGGGTGCAGAGCCTTTCATAATCAATCAGGGCGATAGAATCGCTCAGATGGTTGTTGTGCCCTGCATGTTGTGCCCGGTTATCACTGTTAGCCAGTTGGATGATAGCGTTCGTGGGGCCGATGGTTTTGGGTCTACGGGGACGAATTGATATTTGACCTACCCCCGCCGCACTGGTGGGGGATAATCAGGAGAATCAAAAAGAATAACAACCCCAAAACCTATAACAAAATGATATTTCATTGTTGGGGGTTTGGCGTGTATTGTTGGGTTTTAGCATCAAACGGAGAAAATATTATGGAATGGGCTGGGTTAATAAAACACGGCCAATGCGGCCCCGACATACCTATGGATGCAAAAATAATTGCGCGCCTACCGCTTTCTGTGAAGCGCCGGATCATCCCTGAGCCGACGGCAGAGAGTCATTGCATTGAGGCACTTAACGATGCCCACCCCCCAGGAATTGATGGGAAATGGGTTCTGCACGAATGGGTGAATTCTCTTGTGGGGGAATTTTGGCTGGCTGAGTGTGACGGGCACAAGGAGTGCCCTGAATGCGACGGAGACGGATACTTCTTTCATTGGACTCACCAGTATGAGTGCGAAGAATGTGACGGGTCAGGTGAGTCTGACGAAGAGACGTATGTCCGAAACGATGTTCGGTTTGTCCGCTGGGATGGCGTGATCCTGCCCGACCACCCAGTTAAATGGCTAGAGCCATGAACCCAGACAGCGCCCAATTCCGCCGAGCCAACCGGCAACCAGGGTACCGATGCATTCCTCGAGACGAGTATATCCAACGGGCGCACGAGTTTGCGCCCCGAGGCGAGCGGTTAGCTAAGAAATTGACCGATGAGAAGGTGCGCGCAATACGCAAGAACCGGCACGGACTGACAGATAAGCAACAAGCCGAACTGTACGGCGTACACCCGAACATGATTTACAGGATTCGCAAGCGCCTGGCTTGGGCCTGCGTAAAATAGGTGACCCCATGAGAACCAAACGCCACACCCCAACTTACACCATCGACCACGGCTCAGCGCGGTCTTTCCGCCACAGCGTAGAGCGGGCCATGCAAGCCGAGATCGCGCACCTGCGCGAGCAGTGCGCCCGGCTGGAGTCGATCAACGACCGGTTGAACCAAGAGGCCGACGAGCGGCGCCGGGCGCTCCTCAGGTACATCAAAGCGCTGCGGCGCAGTCGGCAGGACGTGCGGGAGCGGGCCGCTCATTACGCCGTGGAGTATATGCGGAGTGTTGGGCGTGAGGTTACGGTGGAGGAGGTTTTGGGGTTAGTGCAAAAAGAGCCGAATGGCTAAAACATATAGGAGAAGATGGTGAGTGATAACAACGATATGCGAGAGGCCAAAGATCTAGCCTGGAAAGCGTTTTGCGAAGCGCCCACAAGTCGAGATCTTGGGCGCAGTAAGGTTGATGCCGCCGTGTCGGCCGCGCTTGAGTGGCAACCCCACCAGGCGCAGGGGGAGGCAGTAGCTGTCTTGTGCAGAGAGGTCTACGCCGATCATCCAGAAATGAATACGGATTGGCACGACCACAGGCCGCTCGAGCCGGGGAGCAAGAAACACGCAGCTCGCTCTGAATCAGGGAATTGGGAGCTATTGCCGGTTTTTGATCGCCCGCCAGCCCCCTCAGCGGTGCCGGACAGTGTAAAGAACGCTTTATCGGTCTTGGATAAATCTTATTATCGGCAATGGCGTCGAGACTTTGAAGCCGGAGACAGGAGTCCAGGTTATGTATGTGGGGACATCAACGCGGTGTTAATTACTGAGATTGTCGAATGGGCAAGATCATTAGCCACCTCTGCCAAGTCCTCAGCGGTGCCGGATAGAGCCCGAGAGTGCTTGTTTGCCGCCGCACGACCCACGGACCTCGACAACCAATGATCGATGGGGAGGATGAATGGTTATAACCCACCATAAAACTATAACTATAAAGTATTAGACTCCAGAGTATAAAACCCCTACAATGTAATTGAATTCATGGGACAAGTGACGGGGTGTGACAATGAAAGATCTGATGAAACGATATACAGAGGTCAGGTTTGCTCTCTATGTCAAAAAAGGCTTTGGTGATCATCAAGCGGCCATTGCGTCAAATTATGCCGCCATGGATATGGCAAACGAACTAAAACAATTTGCTAAGGGATGCGAGGAGCAATACCTTCGGGACGAAGTGGAACATCTTGAAAAATTCCTGGCAGCTTAGTCTGCCAGGTTAAAACGTGAAAAATCAGGAGGCAGTGAACACCAATGACACCACTACAGCAGTTAAGGCTCGACATGAGCAAATATAGCGGAGAGGCCATAGCCCGCGCCTCGGGAGTGCACGGGCATACTGTGCGTGCGATACAGTGCGGGCGTCAGAAGAATCCGCAATTGCAGACGCTGGAGAAGATTCGTAAGGGGCTGGATAAATTGGATAGGGAGGGCGCGAGATGAGCGGGGAAACTAAGTGGACGAAGGGCCCTTGGGTGGCAGACGGTTTTTTTGTGTCATCGAACTCGGGCGGTGCTGTTGGCCATGACATCGTGTCTGCCTGCGGGACAGTCGGGAGGCCAGATTCGGAGACGGAGGCCAACGCACAACTCATTGCCGCAGCGCCGGATATGTATGCCTCGCTAGAGGAAGCTAGGGGGACTATCCAAGCGCTTATTGACGAGGGATATACCGGGCACGTTGATCAGCGGGGACGAATTGACGCCGCCCTAGCCAAAGCCAGAGGTGAATCACAATGATCGAAAACAGCATGGTAATAGGCGCCCAAGACGCATACGACGCCCTGTGTGCAGAGAGCACGCCGGAAGAAATAGCGGTACAAGAAATCCGAAAGTTGGAGTTTCAACGACAGCTCTTGAACAGAGTCGATGCCACTACTCATGGGTACGACTGGGACGACCTCTCGGTGCTGGTATTTGAGGATGATGGCTTCATCGACGCGCTATTCGCAGTTCTGCACAATCACCCTGAGACGGCCATGGCAAAGCTAGTTCGCGCCAAGGCTGAGTGTCTGGCGGATGACTTGGAGGCAGCCGGCGCAACCGACAGCTGGGGGCGGTGAAAATGCCGGGACCGATAGTTCAAGAGCGCGCCGTGAAAAAATTCGGCAAATCGTTTCACAAAATCGTGTGGGACCTGGCCCACGAGGGGTACAGCCGGAGCGAAGCCGCAAGGATCATCGGCTACAAGTGCCCCGCAACTTTTTTTAGGATGTGCAAGCGTCAAGGATGGGATGAATGGTTTTTGCCCACGAACATGACTAACGGGGCCAAGCGAAGCAAGGCGTACTTAACAAAATTGCGGGCGCTACAAATGAGACAACAAAAACGGATGGGGGATAAATGATGGCCGACGAACATTTAATAGAGAGCGCCAGCGAGTTTCTGGAAGAGCAAACCGAGGCGCGCATAAAAGAAATTTCCAGCGCTGTTCCCCGCGGCAGAATCGGCGCGGCCAAGTGCCAGGAGTGCGGCGAGCCGATACCCGATGAGCGGCGCCTTGGTGGGTATAGCCGGTGCGTTGAGTGTGTATCTGAGGACGAGGCGCGGGCCCGGAGGTTTCGACTATGAGCGTTAAAAAAGGCGACCCGGTGCGTGTGAGACTGGCGAACGGAGAGGTGGTAGATGCGGTTTATAAAGAACCCTCCGTGCTTGCAAAATGCCATCACGTAGACATCTGTGGCAACTCCTATTTGGCTCTAGGCGGTAATTATGCGCGTTGCAAATACCTCTTGCCCCACGAGTGCCGCTTCGTCGGCCCGACGCCCACAATCAATTTAAATAACCGAGGTGAAAAAACGTCGGGAGGAGGGAAGTAATGGCTTATACATTCTGCGCAAACGAGTTCAACTCAACCCCCTTTAGCAGCTGCTGCAATGTTGCCTCGTTGGAAAGTCACTGCGACAGATGCGGCGAAGAAATTCAATACCACAAACCATCACCTGCGGTGTTAGCAGCCAGACAGCTTAGGAGCCAAGGCAAGTGTGGTTTATGTGGAAAACCAGTAGGCAACCCCGCAATTTCTGGCAACTGCCACTGCTAATAGGAGCAACCAATGACTGATAAATCTGTTCACGATGCAACCGAAGAGTGGGTAAGGCGCAGCATCACAAAGGAGTTCACGCCAATAGATATTAACGATGTGTATAAAGCGTTTGAGGCTGGCGCCCAGTGGCAATCCCAGCAGGCGAAGGGGGAGCCTGTAGCGTTTGCTCGGATGTTGGGTGGCGAAGTTGACTGGGATGAGAATTGTCTATTCCCGGATGCGGAAACCGGAATAAGTGACTTGGATGGACGGGGAGACTCTGACGAGTACGAGATTGTACCGTTGTACCGTCACCCGCCTGTCCTCGCGAATATGCCGGAGCAGGGGGAACACACAAAACCAGTTGCGGATGCCGTCAAGCATCTTAACGACTGGCTGAGCATGGGCCTGTGCGGATGTGAGGGTCCCGGCCACAGTTGCGGCGCAACGCAAATACGCAACACTATAGAAGCCCTGGAAAAGCTACTCAACGCCCCGCCCACCCCCGCAGCGGTGCCGGAGGGGTGGCATATTTCCCGCACAGAGGGCGGGGACATTATCGTGCAAAAGAGCCACGTTGCAGGATTTGTTGCTTCGGAGAAGAGCGGAGGGATTGCCGAATCCACCCTGTATTACCTAGCAGATGATCTGCTCACCGCCTCCCCCGCTCCTGACCATATTGCGGACGTGCGCAAAATGGTTGCGCCGGACGTGTCAGAGCTAGAGAAAGCCGCTCAAACATTATGGCGCGAGAGTTACAGCTGCGAGTCCGATTTTATCCAAGCGGTTGTTGATGCTTTCAGCAAGCAGGAGGAGGAAGAGCCAGTAGTTCAACAGCATTACCCCTGCGGCTGCGTGACCTGCATCTGCGAGGACGACGTGCAGTGCCAAGGATGCGGCGGTACCTCTTGCGACGACTTCAAGGGGCCATCATGCGGCTGCGCCCAGCAGGAGGAAGCAGAGCGATGATCCATTATCCAGGCACCGACTGCGAGATCCATTGTGACGTAAGAACAGAGGAGCCAGTTTGCCTAATCTGCTTGATCGAAGATCGTGATCGCCTGCGCCAGCAGCTCGAAGGAGCAGAGCGGGACCGAGACTCCTTTGCAGACGGGTTGTTGATCGCTGATTTTTACACTGAATGCCCGGAATGTGGTGAATATATCGACAACGGCCCGCATCGTCCTGACTGCAAATACACCGACGTTATTGCACGAGCACGGTCTATTGTTGATCGCCAGCAGACCCAAGGAGGCGAGAATGAGCAAGCCTAAATTTGGTAGAAACTACGCCCGTCGAAAGTTAGAACTGGTACTGCGCGACCTGAGCGACTACACCGCCGATGAATTCTGGCGAGAGATCAGTCGCATCGCCAGCGGCGCAACGGGACTTCCGAGCGTTGAACATTTGAAAGGACACGCAGAAGAGCTGGAAGCCATCAATCTCGGGCTCACTAAAACGCTGGTGGAGATGGACGCAGAGAAGGCGAAGCTGGTGGAGGCGCTGGAGGTGATGACTAGGGTTTTCAGTCCGCGCAACGGCGAGCCTGGACCTGATATGCACGCTGAAACTGAGGCGCACCAGCTCGCTACAGACGCCCTAGCCGCCTACCGCAAGCGAGGGGGAAGAAATGATTAATCATCTGGCGCTTTACATCGGCTACATCATCATCGTGGCCAGCTCTTTGGCCGCTGCTGCTTTTATCGTGTACCTACCCATAAACTATGCGTGGAAGCGGTTCGGTGATGTTGTTGCACTCGGCAAAGTGCTGCGAGAATCGAAGCGGCAAGGCCGGACTATCTTCAAGAGCAAGGATCCCAGCCATGACAACCAATAAGCCAAGCTACACCGCGGAAGAGGCTGGGAGCGGTCAGTGGGGAATATGCGCTAAGTGCGGCCTTGGGCCGACGGCAGAGGGGCACGATGGTTGTCTGGGCACCCTGCCAGATCCGGTTATGAATGCCTGTTGCGGCCATGGCAATGATCGACAGGCGTATGTTCAGTTCTGGGGCGGGGATTATGTCGAGGGGGCCGATGCCATCGCGTTACAAGCAAAGATGATTGCGGATCGGGAGGTGAAGCATGACAACCAATAAGCCCGAAAACTCAGACCGCGAATTATTGGAGCTGGCCGCTAAGGCGGCGGGATATGACACCAGTCACCAGTGGAACGCGGACCGCATGGAGATGGACCCGCCCGTAGCATCACTATGCATACCGGGAGTATCTACAGCCTGGAACCCACTCGAAGAGGACGGCGACGCGCTACGGCTGGCTGTGCGATTGGGGATTACCATATCTTTCTGGGGGGACTTGGAAGAGGTCGCGACTTACACGCCTGATTACGGAACGCCCGCCGCACAAGAGAGCTACAGTCAGGGCAAGGCCGTGGCCACCCGCCGCGCCATCGTCGGCGCCGCCGCTGAGATGGGGAGGGACAAGCTATGACCGACGCAACCCAATGGGCAATGCTTATTTTCCTCGCCGCTGGCGCAGTCGCGCTATTCGCAATCGCCGTCGATATTCTGAGCCGCTGCCCTGAGCTGCAAAACCGCATCGAAATTTTAGAAGAGGCGTTAGCGTACTATCACGGCCAGCACAGGTGCGGGTGCCGATTCCCATCGTGCAAAAAATGCGATCAGGATGATTATGTAACAGCAGTTCTCAAAGAAAAGTGAGGTGATGAAATGACTAATAAACTCGGAAATAATTCCTGGCCGATTGATCTGGGGAGGTTGTGATTATGAGGGGGCTGGGAGAAGGCGTCGCGTTTGCGGGTCTGTGTGTGGGCCTGGGGTTAATGTCCGCATGGGGTGAAGAGCCCCCAGTGCTTCTCTGGGCTTTCGCTCTTCTTTGGGCGTTATGGTCGGACTGGGGGCAGAAGGGAAAAAATTAGGAGAGACAAATACTGCATGTTTTGTCACTACCATAACCCAGCCGACTGCACTATAATGATAATCCCCAGAGGCTGGCGAAGACCCCTACCCTCAAAGCACCACCGCCAGCCGCCTTTCCCCGCTTCGTGCGGGGTTTTTTCGCCCTAGATGCTGTGCCATAACGATAACCTATAAATAATCCTTTAATTATATCTAAACAGTATAAAAGAATTCACTTATTCTTGTGAAATCTGCTATTGTTGGCAAACAAACCAACAAAAAGGGGTTAGTCATGAGGGTATTAGCGGGATTTTTAGTGTTGCTTGTGTGCTCGTCAGCAAGCGCTGATGGCGTTACTGTTCATCTGGGAGGCTGGAGTCCGGGTCGAACTTACGAGGGGCAGATAGATGGCTGGGAGCCAAACACCAGTCACGAATTGATCGCGGTAACGTATCGTGGGCTGATGGTTGGCAGGTTCAAAAACTCCTACTATCAGGATACCCACGTAATCGCAAAAACGTTTAATGTATGGTCAGGCGGACACCTAGAGGCAAACATCATGGCCGGTGCGATGTATGGATACAGCCACTGTTACTCTGGAGAATACCACCCACCTGGAGAGCCTGCCCGATGGTGCCCGGCTCTGCTCCCTGAGCTAGTCTATACTCGATGGCGGGTGCAGCCGGTTTTGTCGATGTTTGGCAGCATTCCTGTTGCCGCTATTCGAGTACAGTTTTGATCCAGCTTGCGTCATGATGCGCCCAGTATTCCGGGGGACGCCCAACGCCGTGGCCCCGGTGCGCGTTTGCGCCATGAGTTTTAACGGACGTATCTATCTGATGAGCCAGTCGGTGGGGAGCCTCAAACCCGTATCGGCCTGCCGCTCCCCATGGGTGCCTCCAGAACCATGAAACAGGATTCAGCCTGCGCCACTGCCTGCCCCACCAGACCGCATTGTCGTGCGGGTTATAGCGCACTAGAGTGGGCACAAATGGCAATTTATAATCTGTGTGCATAGCAGGCTGTAACAGCACTAGCGCCTCGGGCGGCTCAACATCATCCGGCAAGCTTCGGTAAGCCGTGCAGATGATATGGCATCCGTGAGAGTGCCCAACCCATACTCGGGCCGGGTCGATGCGCTGCCGCTCTATGAGCTGGCTAACCGCGCCACGAGTTCGAAACCGCACGGAGAACAGACTGGACCACCCCCATTTAAAAAGCACGGTTCGCTCGCGCAGTTGACGGGCGTACTCGTCTGCGAGAGGCCCGAGGCTTTTTTTGCCTCCGTCGGGGACATTAAAACCGTGGACAAACCGAATCACTGAGCGAGTCTCGCGGCGTCGATCACCCAGCCTGCCACGCGCTCGATTCTGACGGCATCGTCCGGGGACAGTAGGCCCTCGCCAATAGTCGCCATCATAGTGCTGCGTAACTCGGTTAGTAGCGCGTGCAGTAAAATAGCGTCCGCAATATCCAGCTGGTCCCACTGAATCAGTGCGCGCAAGCGGCCATCCAGTTGATCTATGGTAGTGCCTCCGGACAGGCCGGACAGGATTTCGCTAGCTGTATTCTCGACACGCTGGGCTTTGTCGGAATTCTCCCCGATGTATTTCAGGGTGCCTACATACACGGCAGCTTTCGTCGTTTCGGGGTTCTCGTCAATGGCGCGCTCAAGGGTCGAGCAGCCAGAGAACATGGAAACGGCCACAAACGCGATAATCACGAACAGTGCGACCAGAATACTCTTCATAAAACTTTTCATTTCAGTAGCTCCAGATTGCCTTTCGGTTTAGTGTGTCGAGATGTACAAATCGGGGCTGTCCAGCGCGCTGTGATATACCGATGCCAGTAAACCCAAAGCGCACCGCCAGAGTTACCAGGTCGTGCACATCCTCACCAGGTCCTACCCGTATATCGCAGGCCTGCCCTGATGCGTGTGCGCCGGGCTGCGGTTTCGCAGACTCGATGCTGTGCCGGGGCGATCGATAACCGCTGGTAATAATCATGGGGCGGCCATACTCGTAACGCAGAGCTTGCAGCTTATCCACGAACGCGGGACGCATTGCGTTTTCTCCGGTCTCCCGGCAATCAAATTCCGATTTTGAGAAATGGTCATAGTCCCCCCAGTTGATCGCCGGTGGTGGGTCAGTGCGGCCGCGCAACATCCTTGGATTCATCGCGCCATACTCCAAAGCAAAGCGACAAAAGCTATAGAGGCGGCCACCCATGGGGCGGAGATCTTGAAAAAGTCCTTCACCCCTTCGCGCTGGTGGTGGCCGCGTATAGCCTCCAAAATTTCTGCCCGAGACCGCTCTTGGTCTTTTAGGAACTGCTCGAAGCGCTTACCCTGCTCGATGATCGACGCGGCTTGTGTGCGCTGCTCAATCGTGAGGTCGGTAATCAGCCTGCCGTGCTCGTCTGTTCGCGCCCACAGCGCCTTGATTTGGTCTTCACTCATCTCTGGATCGCCCGTTTTCATGTCGTCGCAAACCTCATTTTACATGCTGTATTGTGGGTTGGGTAGCGCTACAGCAGCCCCAGCGCTTCAGCCTCAGCTTTGTATTGCTGTTCGTTGTCGAACCGATAGAAAACCGTATCAGCAGGCGGCGCCCAAATGTTGTAGGGAGTCTCCGGGTAAACTCGGTACTGCTCCCACTCAGGCACAGGCTCAAGCGTGTTGACGTGGTAGCCCTCAAGCTCTTCCACGGTATGCGTATCGGTCGCTTCGTCGTATCCTGTGATGCGAGTGATTTTGCCGATGATGTTGTATTGGTTCATGGGGTTAGCCTCTTGTCCATTCGATTAGTTCGGCGTCTGGTAGCGCTTTCGCTGGTAGACTTATTTCATTAAACGTCGCAAGGCCTCGACTGTTACCCTCTTTGCCGACTTGCAGGAATAGGGGTATATTAAAATCATCCGGGTTTGTCGCAGAGCCGAGAAGAACACCGTTAGCGAAAGCCGTTACAGTGCGACCCACTCTCTTGAGTGCAACTCGATTCCTGCCGTCAACGGCAGATGGCTGAGCGCCTGAAATATTAGTAAAACCACCATCTACACCGTAGAAAATAGCCCAGTTATTATTGCTCTGAATGGCAACACTAATTCGGTTGGCGTTTGTCGTATTGTCATCGATGCTGAAATATCTCCGAGTCGTTACGCCAGTGTTAGCAAAATCCAAGATGTTAAAATCTAACAAAAGGGAAAAATCGTTTTTATTAAATTCGCTACCCAACTCCCTCAAGACATTTGTTGCGGGTTTTGTGACGGTTGAGGCTTCGGTTTTCTGGTAAGGGCGAGAAATGATTCCATGGGTCAATTGCGCGCCCCATATATATATCCCGCTGCTGCCATCACCCTCGTAAACTCTTTCTCCGTTGACCATAGGCCCTATGCGATAGCTGGTAATGGCTTCATCATCAATAGTAACATCCACTCTGACCCAGCCATTTTTGAGCGTGACAATTCTCGCATTCCCCGAAATTATGCTTTGCGCTTCTATGTCAACCTCAATAATTAGGTTTGGACTGAAACCTCTGATTTCTGCTTGCGAGCGCTCGGCGGATTTTAAGAAAATGGAAAAGTTTCTCAGTTCTGCCGAACTCGATACTGTCTGCTGAACTGAGAAAAAGTTGCTGCCTGTGCCCTCTACCAACTTTGATCCGTTAGCCGATCCATCGGGTGCAGTTACCGCGTTAACCCCAATGGTCGTACCATTAACCTTTGACCACTCATTCTGCGTAAAATCCTCACTCCACAACAGCAAATTCGTCACCTCCCCAGTAATCTGCGCCCCCAACCCCCCAGTCTCCGGTACATACGTCAGCGGCAATGTGTCGGGGTCAACAGTAGCAATTCGCCCGGCAGGGGTTAGCACGGTCTCGCTGCTGGCTCGGGTAACGTCCCAAATATCAGCGAAGTCTCGGGATTTGTAGCCATCCTGCACGCCGTAGAGTTTGTGTTCGCCGGTGCGGAAGTTTGAGGATAGGGTGGGTTCTACGGATAGCTCACGAAAAGCTCGCTGGATAATCACCCATGCGCTCGATGCTCCCGGCTCGTAGTCAGAAACATCGGAAACATTTTGTACGAGCGCCCAAAAGTAGCCGTCATGAAATACGCTTGTCGGCACCGAGTAAGACCCCGACAGGCTCGACCAGTTGCCCGCAAAATTTGCGTTCGCCGCGCTTGTCGCTTCGGCATCTAGTGCGCCAGACTCGGCGTTTTCTGCCCGTGTGGCGGCCTGCTCAAGCTGCGTGGTTCGAGTGTTTACATAGTCAGCCTGCGCCTGCAATTGCTTACGGAACGGCTCAAGCGCCCCGACAAAAGCATTCGCCTTGGGTACAAACTGGCCCTCTGCCTCGCCCCGCGTAGGAGCTTCCGGTAACGGTGTCGATTGTGGTGCTGCCATCTTATAAACCCTCTACTGTGATCGTGCCGAGTGATAACGCCGGGTTATCTAGCACAATGTCAAAGTCCCGGTAAAAACCAAATACAATCGTTTCAGATTTGTTTTCGTCGCCAATCCAGACCATGGGTGTTGTACGTCGCTTAGCAAGCTCAATCTGGAATGCGCCTGTTTGCCCCGAAGGTATCGCGACGTCATACTCCGCCCTCTTAGAGAATGGGCGCTCTACCACCGAGTAGTTGCCAAACTGGTCCGTCTCTTTCCGGCTAAAATCAATAATCCCTACGCTGGTCCCATACTGCGCATCGCCAATCTGGAGCACAGAGCCCATGACAAGCTCACCAAGAATTGCCGTCTCGCCGTTATTGCTCACGGTAACGGTTACAGTCGCATCGGTGTAGCTCGGAAGATCAAGAAAAGCCCTATCCTCTGTGTACGTATAGGGCTCGAAAAAATACGAAAACCAATCGTTTACTGTGACGTTGCTCAATAGCGACTCCTCGCCGCTATCGTAAACAACACCGTTTTCATCAGCCTCAACGACCACCCGAATTGACTGCGCCCTCGCTCCAAGAACGGCGACACCAGTAACGGCCTGCCCTGGTGTTATCTGTATTTCTACCGGGTCACCTTCTGATCCCTCTGCGCTAGATCCGTCGAATGCCCTCCACTGGTTCGCGTAACGCACCTGCACCCACTGGGGTGGGTCTGCATCAGCGCCGGTTGATGGCGCCGTAGTAGGTTCGTCAATCAGCGCCTCGTAAACAATGCGCCCCTGAATAACGCGGTCGCCCGCACGATAGTCCGACGCATCGGCGGTGACTAAATCCCAACTTCCCACAGTGCGGAAGTTGAACATGCCAAGGTCGTTCGGCTGTGCTGGAACTACGGCTATGCGTTCATCGTCGGGTGACCACGGAATAACAACGCTGGAGTTGCTTGTACCAAAATCTGCACGGCTTGTTCCGCTCACTAACGAGTCGGTGGCAGTGTCAAGGATGTGGCTTGAAAACCCGCCAGCCAATGACAGCATGGTCCCGTCATTTGATAGCTGTATCCTCCCCGGCTCCGATGGCTGGCCAACCGGGCTGATGATCGGGGTTACAGTTTGGTAGTTTGCTCCGCTTGCTTTATACAGTCCGCGAGCAATGCCTCCGCCTGAGCGAACTGTGAAGTAGATCGCGGTTTCGTCGTCGTTGAATTTTGCATCTACTAGGAAATTGACATTCAGAATATCAAGGTCTATCTCGGCTTCAACGCTCGAAGAAGTCATATTGTAAACGACTAACTTCTGGTTTATGCCGTAGATGTACCGGTTTGAACCGTTGTAGTCGAGAATGTGGGTGATAACGTCGTCCGAGTAAGAGGTTCCGGGATCGTGTATCTGCGTATATACGGGCGATCCGCTAATGAAGTTGTTGGCAACAAAAAATAGCCTCTGCCGCCTGTCCATAGAGTTAAAGAACGGTCCAGACGAAACCAAAAGGCTTTCCCCTGACCTCCAAAAGACTTGGGTGCTTGCACCGTACAAAATGTACCAACCACCACCTATCTCGCCGAGCGAAACAGACCCTACCCTTTCGCCGTGCTGTGCATCGAATATTTCTATCTGGTTATCATAGGACCCAGCTAGGTATCGGTAGTCTGCCCTCACAGCTAGCCCCAGAGGGAAGTTTGAAGTTTGGCTCACCACCCTAATTTGTCCGGTCTGCCAATCTCTGGCCTTCAGCCAAGACCGCGAGCCATCATAATATTGGTACGCCAGAACATCGCCAGTGGGTGTCGAATAGAAAAGCATGTCCGAGATAGGAGAATTCACACCCTCTATGGACGGCTCAACAGCAACCCCCGCCGACTCCCACTCCGCAATGTCCTCAGGAAAAGCCGTGTTGCTATCAATCATTCCATCGGTTATTTCAATTGGCCGGATTATTTTCACAGCACACGCTCCCCCGGCAGTCCGTCAACTTCCCAGCGCTCAAGCTGTCGGTACGTCTTCTGTGTGTTTTTGGCTATGGCGAAATTGCCGCGCTGTATATCCTGCCGCAACTGACGCACCTCGTTGATTAATCGCTCATTATTACCTAGCGCCGACATCAGATCCTTGTTGTTCATGACGCGGGACGGCCCGGTGGCCTCGATCTCTGGGCCACGTTCGCCCACAATTCTTAGGCCGCCTGCATGTGTCCCACCGTTGGCAAACCTTGGGAAATTCCGATGGTCGGCACGGCCGCCCATGCCGGCATACCAATCGCCGCGCTCGCCTTGGATGGCTGAATAAAAATCTCCTAGCGCCTCATTCAGCGTTTGCACCCCATCGTTAATCCCACGCAGCGCGTTTAGGCTATCCTCGGCCTGATCGTATATTTTATCCAACCGCTCAATCTCGCGGTCGTGCTGCATCTGTGCGGCGCCAAGCTGCGCGTCTCGGCTCGCCTCAATGACGCTGGTCTGCGCCTCTATCGATTGCAACTGTAGCTGCGCCTCGGATAGCTGCTGATCTGCGCCGCGCTGAACGCGAGTAAGCAGGGCGATTGTTCGTGCCTGCTCAACTCGGAAATCAGAGGCAGATTCAAAACTGTCCGCATTGATGCCAGCGGCTATCTGTGCTGCGTCTCCCGCGCCGGTAAAGTCGCCCACTGATACCGCTCGGACTAGACGCTGTACAGCCGATTGGCGTCGAGTCTCTTGCGATATAGTGCCGCCGATCAGGCTGGACAGAGCTCGACCAACTGAGTTCAGCTCTGACTCAATCCCTGCGGCCAGAGCTTGGGCAGCAGAAATGGCCGCACGGTTGGCGGCCAAGCGCTCTTGCGCCTCATCCTGGATCGCCTGTTGGGCGCTCTGGTAAGCCTCCCGAACTCGATCCATGTCACGATCAACAATGCGCCGCAACTCGGACAGGGAGGCATCTGTAACCCTCTCAAGGTCGCGCTGCTGTGATTCCAGATGGTTGTAATACTGGTCGGCTATGCCCTGCAACCGCAGAAGCGTGGCGATATTTCGGGCGCCCGCTTCCGTTGCCGCGTCCTGGGCTTGCATGAGCTGCCAGAACCCGTCTCTGGTCTGCGGCAGCGGCAATGCGCCCATGCCGCGCTCAAGGTTCTGTGCATTCAGCCGGAATTGCTCTGCCTCGCTCGCAAAGCGCCCGGTGAATGACTGCATGTTAGAGATAAATTCATCCAGCCCGCCACCAAGCTCAATTAATCGGCTCGAAGCCTCCACCAGATGCCGACCCGATAGCTTGCTGAACCGAAGCCCAAGCATCTCTACGGCGTGTTCGGCAACCTGAACCTCGGTAGCAATACGGGTCAGCGTCTCGGCGTAGCCCTCACCAATTTGCGCGAACTCCTCAACGTAGGGCACCACGGCGGCGGCGAGGTTGTCAAAGATGCTGGAGAACACCGCTGCGATCTCGTCTTGACGCTCGTCGGCATCAAGATCGGTCAGGCTGATTAACTGGGCGGCAACGTTAAACTCTCTGAATCGACGCTCTATCTCGCTGGAACTAACGCCAAGAATCTCTGCGGCAGCCGACACCGAATCGGCCATGCCGACGAATACCGACAATATGCCCTCATTGACCTCTTGGCTAAGCTCCTGAGTGTAGGTGTTCACCCGTTCGCGAATGGTAACACCATGATGCTTCCATTGTTCGGGTACCTCGGCGTACTCTTGCGCGAACGCTATAGACCCGTCAATGATCGCGGCAAACGATCCGCCAATAAGCTCTATACCCTGATCTTGAAGGAGGCGGATATAGGCAGCGCTGCCGCTATTGAAAATGTTGCGGCTATGGACAGCGCTGTAGCCAAAGGCCATACCGGACAGCAACTCAGAATCACGGCCGAATTCCTGGCGAGCCAGGCCAGAGGATACGCTGTCTATACCACTCTGCATCATGTGCAGTGCATTTAGCATCCCCCGGTTTATGCCCACCAGTTGCTGTGTAGCATCGGCTGTGATTTCGGTGGCTTTTAAGATCGACTCGGATTTAGCCTCCGCATCACCAAACACCGTGCCGGTGCCCTGGGTTTGCTGACGTCTCTCAGACACAGATGGCC